GGGAGGAGCAGCACAGGCGCGGCGGGAGCCAGCACGTACATCTATTCTTCTGATGCAGGAACGTGGGACATGACGCCAAACGGCTGGGGAACCCAGCAACACAGTTCAGCTATCGTCTACAATCGCGGCAAATTGGAAGGCGCCAACTGGGGCTACGCCACTGAGGGGCAGAACGGAAAATACTACAACGGCGATAGTATGTGGGAGATAAACGGCTACGCCAAAAATGGGATAGGCCAAGGCGGTCACAGAAAAGACGACGACAACACTGAGTTTTCAGACGTTATCCAAACCGTAAATCTGTTCTCAATCAGCATGCACTTACTCGCAAACGGTGACGTTTATATTTGCGGTCACGGCGACGAAGGCCAGCAAGCTGATGGGGCAAACACTGACCGCCAATATTTTCACAAAGTGAACCTTCCATCGTCGGCGGGTCGTGTACGCAAAATCGTGAGCGATAATTGCAGCGGTTCGGGTGTATCCGTGAGCATCATGGTGCTGATGGAGGACGGAGACCTCTACTCTTGGGGGTACGGTGTCAACGGGCAACTCGGACTTGGTAATGTGACCAACTACAACACGGTTCAGAAAGTCACCGCGTTCGACAAAAACGTAAAATCCATCAGCGTGGGCAGCGGCGACTACGGCCACTGTATGGTAATCACGAACGACAATAAACTCTACTCTTGGGGCTATAACGGCTACGGGCAATGTGGTCGCGGCAACACGACAACAATCCACAGCACACCCGTTGAGATAACTATAAGCGGTCAAATCCCCGTGAAAGTGCAGTGTTGCTCTCAAGGCAGCTACGGAACGTCAACGGTACTCATGCGGTCTGGTCGTGTATACGCTTGTGGATACAACAACTATGGTCAGCTTGGAAACGGCAACACGACCAACCAAAGCACATTTATCCAAGTGGGCGGTGGCCTCGGCGTCGATACAAACAAACACGTAATCGACATATTCCCACGAAGCGGCTACGGGCATAACGTCTGGTTTTTGTTGGAAGATGGGAGCATGTACGCTTGCGGCGGCAACCAGTTAGGCGTCCACGGCAGAGGAAGCGCAACGACAAGCATTTCCACTCCTACAGCCGTAAGCGCAGACTTAACGTGGGTATCGGAAATCATCGCGCCTCACGGCGATAGCCCCGGCTATTACCAGACTATGTTTATCGTACACAAATCCAAAGAAGACCGTATCGCTCGTAAAAACGGTTGGATTTATATGACAGGCTACCCCAGTTACAACATCGGCTTTTACGACTACCAATCTCCCGTATCCAGCCCCATGTGTCCCGCCCTGCCGAATGGCGTGAACGGCACGATCGTACAGGGTTCGTGCTCTGGCAATATGGGGTTCAGTTCGTCAACCACTGGCGCTTGGCAAGTCTTAGACAAACACGGCGACATGTATAATTGGGGCAGCGACAGTTCAGATCAACTCGGCGGCGAAGGCAACCGTTACGTTCCCGTCAAGCGCACACAATAGGAGACTAAAGAATGGCATACGATAACGCAGCGTCGAAAATCTACAGCGTCCCAGTAGAAGGCTGGGGCAACCCGACTTGGGTGGGTGGCAATGTTCGCAGTCTACTACAGTGGGACGGCAAGTTCTATTACTCTGTCCTCGACAGCTACTCTGACGAGTTCAAAGCCTCTGTCGAAGGCGAAGCTGTTGTAACGAACAAGTACGTTCTGCAACAAATCGCGGAGCGTTCCCCAAAAATTATGGGTGACGCGACGAACAAAGCCGCTCTGCGCGTGAACGAAGGAAGCAACGCTTCTGCAATCGCCACCGACAAGGCGGCATATGAGGCAGCCTAATGGCGAAGAAGCCAAAGACCAGCAAGGCAAAGATGCCATGCAACAAACCCCGCCGCCAAGTCAGCGGCGGGAAGAAGTTTGTGGTCAAGGCTTGTGCCAAAGGTAAGGAGCGGATCATTCGTTTCGGCGATGCGAATATGACCATCAAGAAAAGCCAGCCGTCTCGCAAGAAATCCTACTGCGCCCGTTCGGGCGGCATCAAGGGCAAGGCGAACAAGCTATCAGCAAACTATTGGTCGCGAAGGGCTTGGGGCTGTTGATTGTTAGCTTCCCCCGCCTCTCTGCGATTGACCGCCAGTTCGAACAACTAGAGCGGCAAAGGGATGTGATAGCGCGTCAGAAGAAAAGGATCGCAGTCAATGAAGTCGAAAGAAGTAAAGAAGCTGGGCAAAGGGACAAAGACGGGTCCGATGCAGCACAAAGACTGCCCGTGCACGCAGGGTTGAACGATGCCTAAAGCGAAGAAGAAAGCGAAGAAGCGGGATGCTTGCTACAAGAAAGTAGTAAGGGCTATGCCGAAGAACTCAGCTTACCGTTCGGGCCACATGGTTCGGTGTCGCAAGGTCGGCGCGAAGAACTATAGTATCGGCAAGAAATGAGCAGCGATGGTCTGCATAAATGGTTCAGTCGCAATGGCGGCAAGGGCTGGATTGACTGCAAGACGGGCAAGCCATGCGGTCGCAAAAAGGGCGAGAAGCGCAAGTCGTATCCAGCGTGTCGCCCTACGAAGAAGCAATGCACCAGCGCGGCGAAGAAGAAGACAAGTACGAAACGTATATCTTGGAAGAAAAAACGAAAGGCGAAAAAGTGATGCAAGGAAAGAAAAGCGCGATAATGAAGAAGGCTTGCACAGTAGTAATGGGCCGTCCCGCAACTACGCAGAAAAAGCCATCAACGATGCAAACGAAAAAGGCTTAACGCTCACACATGAAGGCTAAATCTCAACTTAAAAGTCTGACCGCGTTGTCGAAAAGTGAAGGCTGGGCGGCAGTAAACGAAATTATGAAGGACGAGATACTAACCCTCGCCCTGATGATTGCTCGTTCGAAGGAAATGACCGCACAGGAAATTGACTTCAACAGAGGGGCGATATGGGCAGCGGAACAAATGCTCAATCTGCCTTCACGGTTAATCTTAAAGATCGAGGGCGACATAGCCCTTGATGACGTAACAGGGCCGCCAAGGCCGCCCAACTAAGGATCAAGACGATGGCATTACCAGACGAACAAATGGCACGAATGGCAGCGAAGCAGCTAGGCCCAGACCCAGCCGCACCAGCCGCACCAGCCGCCGCACCAGCCGAAGCACCACCTACGAACCAAGAGAAGGCCAGTGTGGCTGGGCCGCAGACCGAAGGCGACAGGTCTGCTCAAGACCCAATTTCCTACAAGGTCAACATCGGCGGCAACGAACGCAACCTCTCGCCACAGCAGATCGAGGAAACCTTCGGTCGCTACCGCGACTTGAATTTCAAGCATGCGCAGAACGCTCCCATCAACGATGTTGTAAGCAGGTTAATGCAAGCGTCAGGTGGCTCACCCGACCAGATCGCCGAACTTCTTACGAACTCGGTGCAAGCGTTTACGAAGAACACGCAGTTCGGCAACGACCGCCCTAAGCAAGCTGGCGTAGCTGCGCCCGAACAGCCGCGGCCTACGGCCACGCAGCCCAACCTCGATGCAGAGTTCGCGGCTTACGAAGACGAGAACGCTCTATCTCTACCCCCAGGATATCGTGAAGCCGCTGGACGCATGAGCCGTCTCGAACAGCAGATGCAGCAAGGCATCGGCATGATGAACGATATGCTCTCTCGCAGTGCGCAGGGAGCGCAGATGGGTCAGCAAGCGGCCCAAGCCGCGCAGGGCGATAGGGAGAGCGTCATTCGTGACACTATCTCGATGAACCTAGATAATGCGCAATCCTCGGCGGGGCTACCAGACGAGGACGGTCAGGCGTTCATGGAGTACGCGGGAGAGCGCGGGTACACTGTGGAAGATTTCGTCGATAAAAACCTCGCCTCTAAAGTGGTCAGTGACTTCAAGAACGCGAAGAACACACCCGAACTCGCTAGATTGCAGGAAATGTCAAAGCGTCGTGAGGCATTTCTAGGCTCTCAAAAGGGGTCGCCTCAAAACGGCCCCGATGGGGGTTCAACGGGCAAGGCAGATGAAATGATGTCGCGCCTCGCGGCAAAGGGGATGAACCGTTTATCCACGGGTCAAATGGGTTAATAAAAAGGACGAACTCTATCACACTGTCGTACATATTAGGGCCGTACCGATTTGCGCTACGGCCCTTCTACGTCGGACACAGATAGAGACAAACGGAGTTACGTGTGATCTTCCACGGCTTTGCGACCTCTCGCTAGAAACGTAATTTAGTTATGGGAGACAGCACAATGGCTGCCTTACAAGGATTGCGCGGAACAGGTCAATTTGACGTAAACTTCCGCCCGAAGAACTACCGCGAAATTTTTACGCTTTTAGAGCCAAACGGAAATGCACCGCTAAATGCGTTGCTCTCGATGTCCGGCTCTGAAGCTACGGACGATCCCGAGTTTATCAACTTTCGCGACGAACTCCCCAACCGCAAACTGCAAGTGAACGGAGCCGTAGCATCCACGTCTACGACCGCTATCACTGTAGACGCGGGTAACGACAACCTGTTCGCCGTAACAGGCACAATCGTTGTCAACTCTCAGACAGGCGAAGTTATGCGCTGTACTGCCGACGCAAGCGCGACGGGTTTAGTAGTAGAGCGTAACATCGGCGGCACGACCCACCAGATCGCAGACAATGCGCCTCTGTTCATTGCGGGTTCGGCCTACGAAGAAGGGGCGACAAGCCCTACTGGCGTGTCATTCGACGCGACTACATCTTCGAACTTCACCCAAATCTTCCGTACAGCGTACACAGTCACCGATACCTTGAAGGCCACAAACCTTCGTACGGGTGACAAGGAAGACGAAATGGCGACCAAGGCTCTGAAGATGCACATGATGGACATCGAACGAGCGATGTTCTTCGGCAAGAAGCATGAGACAAACGGTTCTACGAACCAGCCTCGTCGCTTCACTGGCGGATTGACCAACCTGATTACCTCAGTCAACGACCGTTCGACAGCTTCGAACACTATGACTGAAGATCAGTTTGATCGTGCGTTGATCGAAGACATCTTCGCCTTTGGTTCCAAGCAGAAGATCATGTTCTGTGGAGCGAAAGTCGCAGGTCACTTGCAGAAGTTCGGCAAGGATCGCTGGTCCCCAGAAAGCGTAGAAGGTTCGTACGGGGTGAATTTAACCCAGTACGCTACGTTCGCTGGCGATCTGATGGTTCATTTGCACCCACAGTTCCGCATGGTCCCGGGCATGGACAACGCGGCAATCATCATCGACTTCCCGTACCTCAAGTATCGGTACATGGAAGGACGTGACACAAGCCTACTGACAGATCGTCAGGCGGCGGATAGCGATAGTTCCAAGTCGGAATATCTCACTGAGTGCGGTCTGGAAATGCTTCAAGACAAGCCACACGCATACATCAAGAACTGGAACTTAATTGCGTAAGACGCATTAAGTATAGAATGAAAAGGGCCGCCATTGTGCGGCCCTTTTTGCGTTAGGGACGATTGCCCCTGCAAAACGTCCGATAAGAATAAAGGACACAGCTTGAAAGGAAGATATTATGCCGACGGTTGGAAAGAAGAAATTCCCGTACACGAAAAAAGGCAAGGCCGCCGCTGCGAAAGCATCTGCCAAAACTGGTAAGCCGATGAAGAAAAAGAAGGGCTACTAGAATGGTAGCGAAGCGAGCGCGTACAACGACGGGACACTACGTTGCAGATGACCCCTCCACGCCTGAGAACGAGGCTTATGTAAACAGCACACCTGTTGTCAGCCCATCGACAAGGGCCAAGCAGAAGCGTGCGCCCAAGAACGAAGAACAATCCAAGTTCGTCATGTTCGTCTCGACCAATGAGGAGCCATCGGCTTTTGATCTGCGCGTTGCTGAGACTGTAATCAACGGCACGTGGGACGTTGACCGTGAGTTTGTTCACTGGAAAGTACCCCGTGAACACGTCCCTAACCTGATGAAGCACCACCACATCTTTACGGGTCGCGTCATTCCGGCAGAGGACATCTAATGGCTGAGACTTCCATCGTAAAGCCTTTCGAGGCGCACAGGGGAAACTTCACTCCCCTTGAGGGTCTAGTACGTTCGGCTTTAACGCGATCCGGCAATTTCTCCCCAAGCCGGATCGACGGGGAAGTTATGATGATGATGATCGAACTGGCTAATCGGGTGATAGAAGATGTTCGCCGCCATCCATATTGGACGGGCGGAGACATCGACTATTACAACGATCAGACACAGTTCCGACCTATCCCTGATTTGATAATGATTGACGGCTTGACTGCTCATTACAATATCCAACAGGGCAGTGAAAAAGCTATGACGTTTTACCAACTCTACACGGCTGGCATGTCCGACATGTTGTGGGACAGGTACACACGTGCGGACGGTACGAAGGGCAATGCCCCATTGTGTGTTTCGATTTTTGACGGGGGCAGTAACGAGGCTTACAAAAGCAAAAAGGCGGCAAAGGCCACGACATCCACGACCACAACGACATCCACATCTAGCACGGGATCGTCCACTTCATCCACCAGTTCTGGTAGTTACTGATGACCAGACTTAGCTACGCACCAATCTCGATAAAGTCGGAAGCTACGACTTACTACGGCTTTAAGGGCATTGACCGTAGCCGCGACATATCGAGCATGGAGACGCAGAAGGAACAGCACTTCTTTAAGCTGGAAAATTGTTTTGTAGATTATCGAGGTCAGTTAATACGAGATCCAGCGTTTTTCATAAACAAAGGTTCTAACCGTTTCCCCGTCAAGTCACTTCGCTTTTACAGTCGTGACGGCATTGTCTTCGCGGAAGAAGACGCCTCGGCTACGCACCTCGCGTCAGATCGTGGGCATCGCGTTGAGAACGCATTTGCGAAGGAAGCCGTCGTTTCGATGACTAACTTCAAGGGCAAGGTCCACGTCTTTTCTCTTGATACGAAGATGTATCGCTATGACGGTTTTGAGTTCTCTACGTCTACAGCTTCGATAAAGCCAGCGTTCGGGGTTCCAATCCAAAGACGCCTCGCGGTTTCTGGCTTCAAGGATCGCCCTACGGTCATTGAGTTTAGCCGCGTAGACGCTCCCGAAATCTTCCTCGCCGAAGAAGCCCCCACAGAAGAAGTCACCCGCGCTTCGTTCATCGACATCAGCAACTTGATCGGCACGGCAGATGAGATTGTTGGCCTTGGTACGTTCGAAGCCAACCGTCTCGCTGTGTTCACGAAGGACCAAGCCCTCGTCTACATCATCGACCCCGACCTAGAACAGTGGCAGCTAGACAGCCGCGCCAATCTACGTATTGGCTGCATTAGCCACAGTACAATCGTCAACGCGGGTTCTGACCTTTTGTTCTGTAGCCGCCGAGGTATTCACTCGATTATGCGTAGCGAGCAGAACGGTGTTACAATCGCCGAGGCCAGCTTGTCAGACGAGGTTGAAAACCTTTACCAAGAACTTGTTAGAACGACACCCGACCCTGCTCAAATATCGGCTGTATTCGATCAGGACACGCAGACGTATCACCTGTTCTTCCCTCGCAACTCTGGAACGGCAACCCTGCGCCTCTCGATGAACTTTCGCGCTGGGTACGAGAACGTAAACTTCCAGCTAGGCAACACGCTACTTCCTCGATGCGGTGCGTTTCTGGGTGGACGGCTGATGTTCGGAACCGCGGACGGAGTGTACGAAGCTACGAAAAGAGCGTTCTCTCAGGACACGGGGTTATCCGATCTTCGTAGGTCGCCGATGATAGCAGAGACACCGATACTTTGGCTCGGGGATTTCGTCGGAACGAAACGCTGCCACACACTGATCATACAGGCTACAGGCAAAGGTCGCTTTTTCATCGACGCTATGGACGAAGAAGACAGGCCCATGACCACAATCGAGATCAACTTGGACCGATTGCTGGGGGACGAACATTGGGGCGATGCCCCGTTGAAATCTGACTACACATTCCCGTTCAACCAAGTCTTCAGAGGCGTACGTCTACGTTTTCGCACAGAAGATTTAGACAACGATACAGACGTAACGATTATTTCGTTCGCGTTTCTGATGCACAAGGAGAAGTAAAAATGGCGCGGCTCAAGGTTCTTTATCCGGGCAATCACACCAGTTCGGGCAACATCGGCGCGGACGTAGAGAACATTGTTCGCTACATAAATAGTGCTGAGATTGCTGACGAAACACTTGCGGAGTTGATGAATAAAGTATTCGACGCTGCTGGCAACGTAGAGAGTTTAGTCGAACTCCGATTGGATACTGCGCAAGGGTTACAGTATCGAGTTGGTACGCATATCTCATCTGAGAGTGGCTGGATCACACTAGCCGCCCTGTCCACGATACGAGGCACGTCCGGCTCGGACACGGGTACAATCGGTGCGCCCCTATTCTCGCAGCGCACGGACTTCGTGATAAACGAGAGTGTATCGGGTTCCATCGCCCATCCAACGGGTACGACTTCGTTCTCGTTCCTGCACGAAAGCAACGATGCGGTCGTGGTCTACATCAACGGCGCCTTGCAAGCCACGTCTACGTTCACATCGAGCAATGCGGCAAATACAGTTACCCTTGGCGCCGCTACAGCCGCGGCAGATATTGTTACGATCTACAAAATCCAATCCGCTAACGACAGTGGGTTCGTACGGACTGACGTTGTGGCCCTAGCGGCACAGGCGGTGTTCCCATTCGTACACACTGCCGACCAGCAAGTGCTCGTATACCACAACGGCATCTTACAAAGACCGGGGGGTACAAACGATTATACGCAGCAACCCTCTAGTTCTACGATCACATTTACGGGTGCTTTGACCGCTGGCGACTTGGTTACGTTCATGGTTGTAGAGGACACCGCACAGGTTCGTGTCTCTGGCCTTATGACCGAAGACAAGTACACTAGCGGCGGCTACATCCCGTTTGGTAAAATCTCTGTTGCTGACAACGAAATATCCCAAACGAAGGTAGCGGGGATGTCGGCAGTATTAGCAAACAGAGGCAGGGTCTACGTGTCGTCCTCACAACCATCTTCGCCTAATGCTGGCGACATGTGGATTGACACAGCCGCGTCACCGAACGTACTAAAATTCTTCAACGGCACGGGCTTCCTACTAACATCGCCGGACACAGGTATCCCAGCGTTCGCCACTACGAACGCGCTACAGTTCCTACGTGTCAACTCAACAGGTGGTGGCCTTGAGTTCTCCGCCGTTGACCAAACCGCGCTTGTCCCTAAAACCTTTATCGGGGCGGCAGACGGCGTGGCCGGATTGGACAGTACGGGCAAGCTACCTGTCGCCCAGCTACC